TAAGCCTGCACTTGAAGCAATGTATGGTGTAATGGAAACAACACGAGTTACACTAACACAAGGTGTTGGTATGCTTACAGGCGAAGCTGAGCCAATGGACACAATGGGTGCAGATGACATGGACATGGACATGGAACCAACAGACGATATGGACATGGAACCAACAGACGATATGGACATGGACGATGACTTTGGAGCAGATGCAGCAGCAGCAGGCGGCGAAGAAGAAGCAGGCCGTGAAAAGCGTGAGAGCATAGAGCGTTCAAAAAAAAAGTAAGTGAAGCTGTTGACACAACAGCAATTTACCAAGTCTTAGATCATTTAAAAGACAGAGAAATTCCTAGCGTAAGCATGGTTAAACTTGACCAACTTATGCAAAAGATGGGCCGTGGCCAGTTTACATATGATGTTTTTAAACTAGCATATGATCAAGATCCAAAGTTACAAAAACTAGTAACCAATTTTGACAAAGATAAAATTGAGTTTAAGTCAAGCGAAGTTGATGATGTAAAGAAACTTCCAGGTAATCCAGGTCGTCCTAAAGACACAGTAGGAAAAATGGCAAAAAATGCGGTTGACTTAAAAGACCTATAATGCTATAATCAGTTTATGACATTAATTAAATCTAAGTACACGTACGAAAAACTCAAGCGTGTAGAAGTCGACGGCAAGCGCCGTTATGCAGCACCAGGCGGCGCACCTGTAGCAAGTGTAACCACTATCCTAAGCGGCACTAAAGATATGACACATCTTATCGAGTGGCGTAAACGTGTAGGCGAAAAGAAAGCACAAGAAATTACAACTGAAGCAGCAGGTGTAGGCACAAGGATGCACAAGTATCTTGAGGATTATATCGAGTTTGGTGAATGGCCTACGCCTGGCAGCAATCCTTATGCACAGCAAGCACATATGATGGCTACACAAATTAAAAAGCAAGCCATGGATGATGTAGACGAAATTTGGGGTTCAGAAGTTCCGCTTTATGTTCCTAATATCTATGCAGGTACAACTGACTTGGTAGGCGTGTACAAAGGCAATCCTTGCATCATGGATTTTAAGCAGACGAATAAGCCTAAGAAACTAGAATGGGTTGAAGATTATTTCCTACAACTCACTGCCTATGCTATTGCACACAATGAAGTGCATGGCACAGACATACGTGAAGGACACATCTTTATGTGTAGTCGTGCAGGCGAGTATCAACAGTTTGACTTGTGGCCAGACGAGTTTGCAGAGTGGGAACAAGAATGGTGGAAGCGTGTCTACCAATACTATGAACAAAACGGCTAAATATGTTAAAGCATATTAGGAGAATATAGTGGCCGTCGTTCAGATATCAAGAATTCAAATTCGTAGAGGTAGAGAAAATGCAGGTACTGGGCTGCCGCAACTAGCGTCAGGCGAACTAGGATGGGCAGTAGATACGCAAAATTTGTACATAGGTAACGGTAGTGTATCAGAAGGCGCTCCTTATGTTGGTAATACGCAAATCCTTACTGAAAAAACAAATCTTTTTGAACTAGCAGACGACTATACCTATAAAAAACAAACTGGTATTATACAAACAGGTATTGATACTAATAATCCTACAGTAAGAAGTTTACAAGATAGACTAGACGATATTGTAAGCATTAAGAGCTTTGGTGCAACTGGCGATGGCAGTGACCAAACAGAACAAATTCAAAGAGCAATTGACAATTTGTTTTTGAATCCTGCTACAAAAGGCAGTGAAAGAAGCAGAGTTGTGTTACATATTGATCCAGGTGTGTATGAACTGTCCGATACAATTTACATTCCGCCTCATGCAACAATACACGGTGCAGGTAAAGACAAAACCGTGTTTAGAATTACAAGCGAAAGCAATGGCTTTACAACTGTGAATGGTGATAGTAACATAGGAGCTCCTGCAAATGATGCCCTAAGCGATAGTAATAACCAAGCACGTTACATTGAATTTGTAGGCATGACTATTAATATGACTACAACACATACGGCACTACTATTGCAAAGTTGCAGAAATAGTTTATTTAAAGACCTTAGAATTAAAGGCGCATGGCCAAGAAATCCTAGCAGAGAAATCGGTGCAAGTGACTCTACACCTTTCCAAATCGGCATACGTCTTGATATGCTAGGTAATGGTACCGAGACAAAAGAAAATAAATTTATTAACGTAGACATTGAAGATTTTGATTATGGTATTGTTTCAGATTATGATATAGCTGATAATACATGGGAAAACTGTGATTTAAATAATCTAGGCTACGGTGCATTGTTTGGCGAAAACACAAGTTTAGCAATTAGCGGACAGTTTACTGGACCAGTACATAACACGTTTACAAATTGTATCTTTAGAAGAATTGACAGACATGGTATAAATGTTGTAAACGGCGTAAACAATATAAGTTCCCTTAACAAATTTTATAGTGTTGGTAATGATGGCGGCGTTGAATCAAATGCCATCTACCCAGTTATAAATTTTGCCAAAGCTGGAAATACAAGTGTTAATGATTACTTTAGTAGAACGGAAGATCTAAGTTACGATCAAGAATACATTAATAACACAGTTTATGTACCAGAAGTCTCAGGACATACAATATACCAAAATGGTTATTCGAATAGATTACAAGTACTAAACTATTCAAGTCCAGAACGTTTATTCCGTTTGCCAGCAGAAAATAAAAAATCTTTCCAAATTGATTATCTTTATGTAAGTAATCAAGTTGATGCAATGAGACAGGGCACACTAGAAATAACCTGCAACCCTACAGGCGCAGGACAATTATTCTTAACAGACAACTATGACTTTATAGGCGATCCAGGATTTGAGGGCAATTTAATTCTGACTGCACAATTATTTGATGAAAATTTTGACGGAACACTTGACACAGTGGCGGTGAAGGTGTTAAACTCAACTACAAGTGATAATGCAGACTTTTACTTCACTGTAAAAACAAAGGTGTAAATTGTTCGATAAAAAATATGAAGAGAGACTTTCTATTTGGAAAGAGTTTAGAGACTCTCTAGAAACAAGTTCTGATCCTATACAAGAAGCAATAGACTTCTATCGATTTGCACCCCTAGTATCAATATCTGTAGATCCGTACACACCTTCTACTTGGCCAGATCCTTGGGAATTATTGTCTGAAAATCAGTACTGCGATTTTGGAAAAATTTTAGGAATATGCTACAGTTTGCAATTAACAGACTGTTTATCTGAAGCAGATTTTGTGATACATATTACACTAGATACAAACAAATCCACAACATATTATCTTCTTTTTGTCGATGATAGGGTAATTGGGTTTCACGGAGATAAGCATGTTAGTCGTACAGAACTTCCTAAAAGTCTACAAAATCAACTTCAACATGCAATGTCAAAACTCAAATAAATATTCAATTATATAAAGATTAAGGAAAAGGAAATGATTCAAGTCACCAAGCGAGACGGACGTAAAGAAACGTTAGATATTGAAAAATTACACAAGGTTGTTTTTTATGCATGTAATGATATAACTGGAGTTAGTCCGAGCGAGGTTGAAATTAAAAGTCAAATCCAATTCTATAATGGTATGACTACAAAAGAAATCCAAGAAACTCTTATCAAAGCAGCAGCAGATCTTATTTCAGAAGAAACACCTAATTATCAGTATGTCGGCGGGCGTTTAATCAATTATCAATTACGTAAAGAAGTTTATGATAGCTATGAACCCTGCACAGTTAAAGAACTTGTTCAAAGGAATACTGATGCAGGCTTTTATGATCCTGACCTCATTTCGTACTATGACGATGACGAGTGGGAAAAGATCAACAGCTTTGTAAAACACGAGCGTGACGAAAATCTTACATATGTTGCTATGGAGCAATTACGTGGTAAGTACTTGTGCCAGAACAGAGTCACAGGTGAGATATTTGAAACACCACAGATGTGCTATGTGCTGATTGCAGCAACGTTATTCCAAGGTTATCCAAAGGAAACAAGATTAAAATGGGTAAAGGATTACTATGACGCTATTAGTTTACATGATATTAGTCTGCCCACTCCTGTTATGGCCGGCGTCAGAACTCCACAAAGACAGTTCAGCAGTTGCGTTCTTATTGAAACTGACGATAGCCTTGATAGTATCAATGCTACTAGCGCAAGTGTTGTTAAGTACGTAAGTCAAAAAGCAGGTATTGGTATTGGCGGCGGTAGTATCCGTGCTATTGGTTCACCGATACGCAAAGGCGATGCTTATCACACAGGTATAATTCCTTTCTACAAAATGTTTCAAGCAGCAACAAAGTCGTGTAGTCAAGGTGGCGTGCGTGGCGGAGCAGCAACTATCTATTATCCAATCTGGCACTTAGAAGCAGAAGAAATGTTGGTGCTAAAGAACAACAAAGGCACAGAAGAAAATCGTGTGCGTCATATGGATTATGGTGTGCAGTTCAACAAGTTGATGTATGAGCGTTTGATTACAGGCGGCAACATTACATTGTTCTCTCCTGCAGATGTTCCAGGGTTGTACGAAGCGTTCTTTGCTGATCAAGACAAGTTCCGTGAACTATACGAAACAGCAGAACGCAACACAAAACTACGTAAGAAAACTGTAAAAGCAGCAGAACTATTCAGTAGTTTTATGGAAGAACGCAAAAACACAGGTCGCATCTATCTACAGAATGTTGATAATGCAAACAGTCACGGTAGCTTCCTTCCTGAAGTTGCACCAATTAGACAATCAAATCTTTGTGCAGAAATTGACTTACCAACAAAGCCATTAACCGATCTTAATGATCCAGAGGGTGAAATTAGTCTATGCACCCTAAGTGCTATTAACTGGGGTAATGTAAAACAGCCAAGTGACTTTGAACGTGTAGCACGTCTAGCAGTTCGTGGACTTGACGCATTATTAAGCTATCAAAATTATCCTATCCTTGCTGCCCGCTTGTCAACAGAAAAGCGCCGCCCACTAGGAATTGGTATCATTAACTTTGCTTATTGGATGGCTAAGAATCATCTAAGCTATCAAGACATTACACCAAAAGGCTTAGAGCTAATTGACGAATACGCCGAAGCATGGTCGTACTATTTGATCAAAGCAAGTGCTGACCTAGCAGCAGAGCAAGGCGCACCGAGTGGTATAATGGAAACAAAGTATGGGCATGGTATCACACCTAACCAAACATATGCAAAAGCACTAGATGAAATACTGCCACACCAAGAGCGAATGGATTGGGATGGACTACGTGAGCAATTAAAAGCAACAGGTATTCGTAACTCAACACTAATGGCTCTAATGCCAAGTGAAACAAGTGCGCAGATTGCAAACGCAACAAACGGTATTGAGCCGCCACGTTCGCTTATTTCAGTTAAGCAATCAAAGCATGGTGTTCTAAAACAAGTTGTACCAGAGTACAAGCGTCTAAAGAACATGTATGATTTACTATGGGACCAGCGTAGCCCAGAAGGCTATATTAAAATTATGGCGGTGCTACAAAAATATATTGACCAAGGCATTTCAGTTAATACTTCATACAACCCAACATACTATGAAGATGAAAAGATTCCTATGAGTGTTATGTTACAGCATCTATTGATGTTCTACAAACTAGGTGGCAAGCAACTTTATTACTTTAATACATATGACGGACAAGGTGAAATTGACGTTGATAAAATGACTGCTGATAAAGAAGAAACCAACGGACACGAAGTTAACGGAAATGAAACAAACGGTTATCATATAGAAGACGACGAAGCTTGTGAAAGCTGCACAATTTAAAACTTGACATGTCCGTTAGGGCATGTTATATTCAATTATAATTTAAAAAAGGATACACACATGAGCGTTTTTGACGTAGAAAATAGGGTCGACCATACGAAAGTTACAGCTTTCTTAGACCCAAGCGGAGGGCCTACAATCCAACGTTACGACACACTAAAATACAAGCAGTTTGATCAGCTAACAGACAAACAGCTAGGTTTCTTTTGGCGTCCAGAAGAAGTTGATATCTATCAAGATGCAAAAGACTTCAAAGGTTTGACAGCACACGAACAGCACATCTTTACGTCAAATCTAAAGCGTCAAATCCTGCTTGACTCAGTACAAGGACGAGCACCAGTAGAAGCATTTGCTCCTGTTGTATCGTTACCAGAAATTGAAAACTGGATTCAAACATGGACCTTTAGTGAAACAATTCACTCACGTTCATATACACATATCATCCGCAATGTATATTCAAATCCCAGCAAAGTGTTTGATGAGCTAATGGATATTGAAGAGATTGTAGATTGTGCAGGAGACATTTCAAAATACTATGATGAACTAATTGAAATGTCAGCTTATTATAATCTACTAGGCGAAGGAACACACACAGTAAATGGTAAAAAAGTTACAGTTGATCTTTATGAACTAAAGAAAAGACTATGGCTAACTCTTATGAGTGTTAATATTTTAGAAGGTGTGCGTTTCTATGTAAGTTTTGCTTGCTCATGGGCATTTGCAGAACTTAAGAAGATGGAAGGTAATGCGAAGATTATCAAACTAATCGCTCGTGATGAAAACCTACATCTTGCATCAACACAAATGTTGCTAAAACTTCTAAAGAAAGACGATCCTGACTTTGTTAAGATTGCTGAAGAAACAGAAGCAGAATGCATCCAGATGTTTGTTGATGCAGTTGATCAAGAAAAGGCTTGGGCAGAGTATTTGTTCAAGGATGGATCTATGATCGGACTTAACACACAACTTCTAAGCGAATATATTGAATTCATTTGCACACGTCGAATGACTAATGTAAATCTAAAGTCACCGTACAGTGTAAAGAACAATCCGCTTCCTTGGACACAGAAATGGATCTCAGGAGCAGAAGTACAGGTTGCACCTCAGGAAACTGAAATCACTAGTTATGTGCAAGGAGGCACAAAACAGGATGTAGGTGCAGATACATTTAAAGGATTTAGTTTATGATTTATATATGGGGAAAGCCAGCATGTCCATCATGCACTAAAGCAAAAGCACTATGCGAACAGCGTGGATATCAGTTTGAATACCTAGAACTTGGAAAAGACTTTAACAGAGAAGAAGTGCTGACAGAGTTTCCAGAAGCACGAACATTTCCACAAATTGTAGTCAATGGTCTCAAGGTAGGCGGTTACGAGCAGTTTACAAAATATATCGAAGAAACAAATTACACAGGAACAGGTCACACTTTATGATTATTGAAACACCCTACAAAGCAACTGATACCATCACAATTAAAACAACAGCAGGCGAAGAGATTGTTGCTCGCTTTGTAGAAGAAGATGCAACAACAATTACAGTTCAAAAACCTATGGCTATTATGGCTACAGGACAAGGCATTGGATTAGGTCCATTTGCATTTACAATTAATCCTGATGCAAAAGTCAAACTAAATAAAAATAGTATGATGTTTGTGCATAAAACAGATGGCGAAATGGCCAAACAATATGTAAGTAGCACCACCGGCATCCAAATGGCCTAGGAGAAATAAATGGCAGTTACAATAACAGAAAGCACAATTACAGGAGAATCAGGACAAACTGAAACTGTAGTAGTTGCTGAAAACGTAAGTAATACAGAACCTATTTCTATCGAAATTGATTACTCAGGATACTTTGATCGTATTGCAACTGCAATGGAAACTATTGCTACTAATAGTACAACAGTAGCAGAAAAAATTACAACTATAGATGCTAATATTGATGCACTAAAAGAAGCAGGCGATCCTAGATCTATAGGTGATGGCATAAGAGTAACACAGCCTTATGGTCAACTTTACTTTGCATATCTTTGGAAAGAAATTTTGCAAGGCGGATTCCTTGATGGATATTCTACATCAGTAACTGATGACGATGTAGTTGATTTATTGAATAAAATTGACAATCATGATAACGAAAAATTAATTAACCAACAGGTTAAATTGATTAACGAATTTATCGCACAAATACAGTCGAGATTTAATGCTTACTAGGGAATAATAATGCCAAGAGTAATTAGAGTAAATGATAGAGATAATGATATATCACACATAGGTGATCCAGGTCCTAACCGTATGATAGAAAACGATGCTACTATGTGGCTAGATGAAGGCGGCAGTAATGCAGGTAACGCATCGCTAGACATTGCAGGCTTATTAGGTTATGCGAGTATTGACATTCCAGAAGAACAGCAGCAACAAATATCCGACGAAGCACAGGCTGATCTAGCTCGTGGAGTAAGACCTGATACACAAGAATATGTAGAGTCATTTGGCGGAGGCGAAGGCGGATCTGTTAGTG